TGGTATTACAATAGATGGTTATGTTAGTGATTATGGATCTTCTATGTGGAAGATAAAAATGCAAAAAGAGTTAAATGAAAAACTTTCAGACTTGGATGAAAAAAGAAGACAAGGTGAATGGAATGTTGAAAACCAAGATGAAGAATCAGAAAGAACAGAAGCTTTATATGATTATTTAGAACAACATGGTGAGGTGGATATGGTTGAGGATGAAGAGGAAAATGAAGTTCCTGAAGATAAATATTATATCAATCCTAATGGTCGAGCAACCTACGGTTTTGGAAAACAATATGAATGGTTAGGTGGTGGTAATGGATTCAATCCTAACACCTACGATGTTTATACTGAAGATGAGGCGGATGATGCCGCAAAAGTGGCAATTGAAAGTATGTTAGATGATATGGGATATGAAGCGTTTTCAAGTTGGGTGTTTGAAGATGCTTTAGATCAAGGTAGTTGGACAAGTTGGTTACAAGACTTTTATGATGATTATGTAAGACAAGATCCTGAGTCTTTTGATATTCCATTAGAACTCTCACAACAACAAAATAGACAAGTTCAACAACTTCAAGCGACCTTAGACTCTTTGAATAACAGATTAGAAACTGAAGATTTACCTGATGATCAATACGAAGCTATTGAGTTAAAAATTGAAGGTTTAGAAGACACCATTCAAGAAATCAAAGACGACCCCCAAGGTGAATATGATGAAAGTTTAATTGAAAACGAAATAAATGATAGAGTTAGTGAATGGGATGATGACATCCAAGGGTTTATCAAACACTACGGTTACGATAAAGGCTTTATTATGGATTTTGTTGATACGGATAAAATTGTAGAAACAGTGCTTCAGCATGATGGTATTGGATCAACACTAAACTCATATGATGGCGATTACGACACTTTTAACATAAATGGAACCGAGTATTATGTAATGAGGGTCTCTTAGGTCTTTATTTGTTTTATGTTTTGCATTATTTTTATTATGAATGGCACGAAGAAAAAAGATAGAATTTTTAATGGACACCGATTGGATGTTCGAAAAACCTATTGATAGAGAATACAAAGAATACAAATTACTTTCATATTTTCAAAAAATGGGAGAAAAACTTGACAAGTTAGAGTTATACCCAGGATTTATTGAATTATCATTACATTTAATGAATGTCCAAGCTCTTATGAGAGACCATAAGATTGTTTACACAGATAAAAAACTCACAAACATCGATGATGAAATAATGGTTAAAGATCTCAAAGTCAAAGAGATGCCAAATATGTCCGATGAAGAATCAAAAGAGTTTAGAAAAATTCTTATTTATTCAGCACCAAGAATCATGGAATACTTCAACATCGCCAAATCAGTTTGGACGATAGTTTTTGATTCTTTGGATATGAAACTCAAAAGAAATAAGAAAAATGTTTTATACCCAAAAGGTTTCTTTTATTTTATAGACCCAGAAAAAAACTATTATGTTTGGGAATATGTAATAAAAAAAGAAACAATAAATAACCCAAAACAAATGACAAAAGTTAAATTAATTTATAAAGATCAATTAAATGAGTTGACGATATCAAAAATTATAAATACCTTTTCTACGTTTGAACCAAATGATAAAAAGATCGGACCAATTTTTTTAATGTCATCAAAGGGGGTTTTCCCAATAGATGAAACTTTACTCCCTATGTTTAAAAGAAGGATTTCAGGGTTTTTATCACAAACAAAAAAATTTGAAGAAAACCAATCAGATTACGAATAAAAAAGAAAACGATAAACTTTCCAATAATGGGATTCAATAAGAGATTCTTAAAAAAAGAAAATATACTTAAACACCTTGATAACCTTATGAATTATTTGGACGCCGATGCAGTCATTTGCACCGACGATTTTTCACGCAAAGTTTATCGGTTATTTAATGAAGGGTTTAGTGAAGAAGAAATAATAAATCTAATAAACAAAATGAAATGAAAATTAAATTGGAATATGTTTGGTTGGACGGATATAAGCCAGAACCTAACCTTAGAAGTAAAGTTAAGATTGTTGAATACAATACAGTTAATAATGCATTTTTAGATGGGAATTTTCCTATGTGGAACTTTGACGGTTCATCAACAAATCAAGCGAACACCGGTAACTCAGATCGTCTATTAAAGCCAATAAGACATTATATGTCCGATATATTATCAACAGTATATATTTTATGTGAGGTTTTAAATCCTGACGGAACACCACATGAATCAAATAAGAGATCCCAAATTACGGAAGGATATGAAGATCTTTGGTTTGGTTTTGAACAAGAGTATTTTATTCGTGAGGAAATTAACGGAAACATTTTAGGACACAAAAGAAACATACTTAAAGGACAAGGAGAATACTATTGTGGTGTTGGACATAATGTGGTTGGTCGTCAGTTTGTTGACGAACATTTGAATATGTGTTTAAATTATGGAATTGATATTACAGGAATTAATGCTGAGGTTGCTTTAGGTCAATGGGAATATCAGGTATTATCGCAAGGAAAACATAAAGGTGGTGATGATCTATGGATGACTCGTTATTTCTTATATAAAGTTGCCGAAAAACACAATTACCATATTGAACTTCACCCAAAACCATTAACTCATGGTGAGTGGAATGGATCGGGACTACACACAAACTTTTCAACAGACACAATGAGGTTTGATGGTGATGAAAAGTATTTCATGGCATTATTTAACGCATTTGAATCAAGACATGAGGATCACATTAAAGCATACGGATCAAATAATAATTTGAGACTTACTGGTGAATATGAAACTCAATCAATTGATAAGTTTAGTTGGGGTATATCTGATCGTGGAGCATCAATTAGAGTCCCACAAGATACCGCAAAAGAATGGAAAGGATATGTTGAAGATCGTAGACCTGGGTCAAATGCGGATCCATACAAGATCATTCGTGAAATAGTTAAGTCTTTAGATGCAACAAAAGAAATATACGAAATGAAGGGTATGATGACTTCTTTTGTTGATATGGACGGTCTTAGTGGTAAATACGGAACCATGTCAAATGAGGAGTTATTGAAAGAATATCGAGAGGAGGAAAGTTAATGACAAATATTACTGCACTTGTGATTGGAATTTTTTTTGGTTTTTTAGCTCAGACCGGAACATTCTTCCAACTACAAGGACCTTTAAAATATGAATGGTTCAAAAATCATTACTGGTTAACCGTTCTAATGGGAATACCAATTTCAATGTTGTTCATGTATTCGGTAAAGAATATGATAATTGCATTTGACGGCCAAATGTGGCCCTCAAGGTTAATTGGGTTTAGTGTTGGGGCGGTTGTCTTCACATGGTTAAGTTGGTTAATATTCAAAGAACCACTAACATTAAAAACAATAGTTTGTTTGATTTTAGCATTAGGAATTTTAGTAATACAATTAATTTGGAAATAAGTTATGGAAAATAATAAAGAACATGTAAATCACCCATTACATTATGGTGGAGTAAACAATCCTTACGAAGCCATCAAGGTTATTGATGCTTGGGATCTAGGTTTTAGTTTAGGGAATACGGTGAAGTATATTTCACGTGCCGGTAAAAAAGGAAAAGATAAAGAACTTGAAGATCTGAAGAAAGCTCTATGGTATTTACAACATCATATTGATAATTTAGAAAAAAATAGTTAATATGAACAAAGAGTTGGATCCAAACGATTTCCAAGGGAAATCAAGACGACAAGTCGAAACAAGTTATAGAATACTTGCTTTTTGTATTGTTGCAATTTGTTTAGTTTTTACTTGGGGGTTGGTATATAAAATAATAAAAATGATTTTTTAATAAAAAATGAAATTAACAGAAGAACAAAAAAATCAAATCCTTAATCAATATGAGGGTTTAAAAAACGAGGAACAAACACTTGGTGAATTACACGAAACGATTGTGGATTTTTGTGTTGACGAATACATTGTTGACTTATCGGACGATGAGGACGGAGACATGTACGAGGAGTTTTCAAATGAAGTATGGGATTTTTTAGAGAGTATAAAATAAGAAGATGATAGAAACAGGAAAAATTATTAACGGAGATTGTATTGAGGTAATGAAAACATTACCGGAGGGGTGTATTGACTTAGTCGTAACTAGTTGTCCCTATGGTGTCGGGATTGCTTACGATGTTCACGAGGATGATGTTGAATTTGAAGATTATAAGGTATTTTCAAAACAATGGTTAAATGAAGTATACCGTGTTTTAAAGGATGATGGTCGTATTGCGTTGAATATCCCCTATGAGATTAACAGACAGAAAAAAGGTGGTCGTATTTTCTTCGTATCGGAGATGTGGCAGATTATGAAAGAAATCGGTTTTGGTTTCTTTGGTATTGTGGATTTGGAAGAACAATCACCACACAGAAGTAAGACAACAGCTTGGGGTTCTTGGATGAGCCCATCAAGTCCTTATATTTATAATCCTAAGGAGTGTGTTATTTTGGCATACAAAAACAAACACATTAAGAAAGTTAAAGGTCAACCAGAATGGATGGGGGAATTAACCGAAATTGAAAATGAAGATGGAACAAAAAGAAATAAAATGGTCTATGACGAGAACCATAAGAAAGAATTTATGGAACTTGTGTTTGGTCAGTGGAATTACTTTGCAGATACTAAATCACTCACCAAGGCGACCTTCTCAATGGACATCCCAACAAAGGCGATTAAGATATTGTCCTACAAGAACGATGTGATCTTAGATCCTTTCTGTGGTAGTGGAACATCTATGGTTGCAGCAGAGACTTTAGATCGTAGATGGTTGGGTATTGAATTGAGTCCGAACTATTGTGAGGTGGCTCGAGGTAGAGTCCAACACTTTGTTGACGAAAAACAAAAAGTTAAAGTGGAAGAGGTTAACTAAATTTAACCTCATCACCTTTTTTAATGTCGTATTTCTCACAGGCTCCACCTGGAAGTTCTAATACCATATCACCATAACCTTTATAGCCGGGACAATCTTCTGTTTTACATGGTTTACAGTGATGTTGTATGTTGTGTATAATATTATCGTTAATAAAGATCATATCTAAAGAAACCAAACAGTTTTTCATCCAAAAGGATTGTGGTCCTTTTTCCATGAAAAATAACATACCATCAAAACTACTATCGAATTTTTTTCCCATCATACCTTGTTGGGTATCTTTGGTGGTTATTAATGGTTTTACATTAAAAAGATTATTATTTATCTCTACTTTCATATTTATAAATATCTATGGGAAAATTTAAAAAATGGGCTGGTGTAATTTTAAGAAATAACGATGAGGTTTTATTATGTAAAAGATCGCCTGAAAAATCATTACCTAACGTTTGGTCGATACCTTCTGGTAAAATTGAAGATGGTGAATCACCAGGTCAAGCGGCAATAAGAGAGTTTAACGAAGAAACAAACATAGAGTTAGATACTAAATTAGATTTTGTTGGATTCATAGATAGATTCAAAGAAGACGGAACAAAAAAAGGACACATGTTTGTTTTTTATATTAAAAGTAAAACAAAGATGGAACCTGATTTAGAAAAGGCTAAAGATGGATTTGAACATACCGAATGTAAGTATTTCAAAAAAGACGACATACCGAATCAAAAAGGAAATGAGGGGTTATTAGATATTTTGAA